TCCACTATTTGCATGACAGCCCAAAACGTAAATGCTACAAGCAAGGCACAAAAGCAGCCTGTTAGTGTCCATAAAATGAAATTAAGCATGTTATAACCCTCTTTCTTCCAGCCCATCACGTTCCTCTCGGCTCATGTACGCTGCGAATGAGCAGCGGCAAAACGGATGCGCAGGTATCATGATTTTCGTTCCGATATCCTTCGCCTTGTAAATCTTGCTGTCCCGGGGCTTGCATACCTCGCAGGCATCAGGCTCTGCTATCCACTCAACCTCGTCATATCCGTACTCATCAAACGCCGCTTCCTGAGCCGCTGTCTGCGTTCGGGCTAGTTCCGTTATCATCAACCGTTCTGCATCATACTTACTGGAACCAAGCGTTTTTTTAATCTCTTTAGCCAGGACTCGTGGGTTCTTCCCCTGAATCATGCCGCGAGAGAGCAGTTTGTCCAGTTCTGACTTTAAGGCATCATGATTGCTCCAAATACGCTCCGAAAAAGTAGCGTTCTGAAAAGATGCATTCACGATCGTTTCCACAAGCTTCGTGTTTTTGATGATGCTCTGTCCCAGGATACCGGCCTGTCGTTCCAGTTCGTCATATACCTGCTGTTCCAATGCCGTTCGCATCGAAAACAATTCATCATTACTCATGGAAGTCAGTTCCAGGCCGATGTTTGCTTTCAGCATTTCCAGACGGTTGACCTTCATCGTCAGATTGTAGAGCCTTAACTTATCGTTTGCCTCATCGCTGAAATCTTTCGCCTTGACCAGCTCTTTCGCCTTCAGTGCAAAGGCTTCTGTATCCGATGCTTTAACACGTTTTACCGCATCAGACATCGATATGCCTTCTTTTGTTGCGTAATTCGAGTAAAAAGCATCGATTTCCTTCGTTATTTCATTTGCCGCTCGATCGTAGGTGTCGCTGATTTTCCTCAGCAGCACCTTGTCGTCCTTGATGGCCTGTTCGATATGTTCCTTTTCTCGCGTGATCCAGTAGTCTTCTGCCATTGTTATTCACCTAATTTCTTAGATGCCCAGTTGATGAATCGGAAAATGTGTAATGATTCGCCGATAGCCATGAGCAATTCACCCCAGGCTTCTTGCAATTCTTCGACCGATTCTCTAAGTGTTTTGTATTCATTCATGGTTATTCACCTTCTGTATCGGTAGTGGCTGTCGCTTGCTCGAAATCGTAGATAGGATCCGCCGCGTTCTCTTGGTCCATCTTCGCGATTTCCTCTTTCGGATTCTTCACGATGGAGAGTACGCTCAATTGCGTTTCTTTGGAGACGACACCTTCCAGGTTCTTCGCATTATCGATTTCTTCCTGCACGTTACGCGGTAAGTTCGGAGTGAATAAGATATTCAGCTTCTCCGGCTTGAAATCCTCAGTCAATTCGTTTGTGAATTTCAGAATGTTGGCGATCAGCAAATACCGCTTGCGCAACGACTTGGTCAGGAAGCGCTCCTTGATGGCTCGCACCTGGTCCAGACCGAACAGCTTGTACTTGGCAGCTTCACCCGATTGCGTTCCGGAGAAGTTCTCGTCGTCCAGATTCGGCGTATTGGTGAACGTGTGAATGTCTCCTTTGATGCGATCCTTGTAGGACTCACTGCCGGAAACGTCGTATTGCTTGTAGATGTACTTGCCATCGACATTGCCCTCTTTGCCGTCTGCGGTAACCGAAGGAATCAGCTGCAGCAAACGTGCCCTGCGCATTGCCCGCATGTACTCCAAACGTTTCTCAGGCGTCTCGTCTGCATCTCCGGTATCCATCCGCCCAGTGATCAGCAGAATGGCATCGTTCAAATCAGCCATGTAATTGGCTGTATCGGACTGCGCTGCATCGTACAGGTCAATCAGGTCCAGTTCGGTTTCAAAGTCGCCCTGGTACGTCTCATTGTTCACATGTTCGATGATCGGCACATCGCCGAATACGTGGTCTTCTACCGTATCTTGTGTCCAGACATCCTTTTCTACTCTGTAGGTAATGATCTTGTCTTTCGTGTACAGGATGACGACGCGCTTTTTGGTTTCCGAAAACGGAATATCATAGAAGCGCACAGCCGCAAGTGGGTTCCTCGCCACTGTCATGTCCTTGATTAGGAACGTCTTCGCCGGATCCAGTGAAACGAAGCGCACCTCGTCTTCTTTGTTGCGGTAAAGCAGTTCGTAGGCAACACCGGCAATCGCCAGGTGCAGGACTATTGTCGAGTCGTGCGACTCTTCTGAGTTCAGCAGATTGACTTCCCTCAGCTTGCTATCGATGGGGCTTTCTTCTTTGCCATCATCGTAATTGAATGTGATCGGCACACCAGTCAAGTAGCCCTGGATGAACCGTGCCACGTAACGTCCGAAATTATGTCGGGCCCGCACGTCTGACATATCCTCCGACAGTCGGCGGTCGCCTCTGCTGATCCGTGCGTTGTTGCCCTCGTAGTAGCTCCATAGCTCAACGATCCGCGGTGCCTTGTTCTCTTCGAAGTCCTTCAGGAACTTCAGGAGGCAGTCGTCTTTGTTGTCGATTAGATCCTCGACGTTATCGAACTGGTAAGGCGTACGTGCGGTAAGCGAAAACCGAAGTTTCGACTGATCCAGCACGCTGTCTACCGTTTTGATTGTATCCACTCTTCATCATCTCCTTGTCCCGAAAGCCGTTTTCAGCATGTCGTATTGAGCGCTTGGGTTCGTTGTGGACTGTCCGTTCTGGACTTGCTCAGCCACACCCGTCAAGGCATCAGCACAGTCATCGTGTGCGTTCTTGCCTTCTCTTTGGTACTTCGTTAAATCCCGATGCAGGTCCGGCCACATGTTGCGCCAACCCTGGGGAAAATAAATATGCTCCATAACCCAAGTAGACTGCGATAGGATCCTCGCCTTCTTGTTCTTGGATTGATGGAACATTCTGATTACTGCCTTATTCGTTTTGTATTCCTGTTTGAGTATCCGTTCGACGCTTCGTCCAAACCCACGGCCGCCGTTGTTCGATTCGATCCAAGCGGTGTTCACTTGCTTTTCAAACAACTTCTTAGCAAGCAGCGGTTCCGTGAATTCCATCGCGTCTTTGGTGTAAATGATATCCAGGATGTGTACCTCGCCCGTAAAGGTAACGCCGTAAATGTAGGTTGCCAGGTAATCGCTCCCCTCATCCGCCGTATCGGTGTACGATCCGATATACATGTATTCCTGGTGGCTGTCATACGTTTTGAGTGTCGTGTATAAGCGACCCTTGATGTCGATTGGCTCTTGTTGGTAGTTGGCAGATGCGATGTCAGATCCCATTACTTTGGTTTTGCGTTCGTAGTCCGATCGGCTTAGGATGTCCTCACATAGCATGGTGCCGTCGTCCTGCAGCGCCTTCATGTTGATGTGTTTCACACTATAGCCCAGGTCCGGTAGTTCCCTGATGGCCTTACCTGCCAAGTCCTCACTGTGCCACCTGGTCATGATGATGATGATTTTACCGCCCGTTTCAAGCCGTGAGAGCATCGTATCCGTAAACCAGGACCAATGCCCTTCCAACACGTTTGCGTTGTTTGCTTCAGGCGCATTCTTGATGACGTCATCGATCAGCAGGATGTCAGCACCGAACCCGGTAGCCGTACCTGTTGGAGACGTCGCCAGGTAGCTGGTGTCTGTTCCTTCCAGGCTCCAAAGGTTCATCGCGGCATCACCGTACTTAATTTTCGTTTTCGGAAAGATGTCGCTATAAACGGCAATATCCTCGGAAGCCTTCACTTCTTGAATCGTGTTACGCACGCTCTTGGAGAAACGTGTCGATAGCGTCTCGTTGTATGAGCCCAGCATGATCTTTTTCTTCGGGTCCTTACCAAGTACCCACTCGACGAAATTACCGGCTGTACGGCTCTTGCCATGCCGTGGAGGCTCGTTCACCACAAGCACGTCATGTTCATCGTCTTCGAGGAAGTCTTGCAGGTCGTTTGCCAGGGAAACTAAAAATTTCCGGTCGTGCTTATAAAAATCAGGCGCCTTCAGATGGCAGTATTCAAAGAATTCACGCCTTGCGAGCTCCACGCGCGCCCCTAGTTGTATATTCATGTCTTCTCACTTCTTGCTATTTTTCTCAATTCTTCCGTTGTTAGACCTTCAAACGGGTTATTGACGCCGATGTTTCCGCTGAGTTCCGTCTCTTTACGATCACGCCACTCTTTCGGCTTGCGGTTCTTCAGCCAGAATATTTGAGCCGTGACATCGGGGCTCACCTGCTTCGTGACTACCTTCGTCACCGACAAGTCGCCAAGTTCATCAGCCTCCTGCGTCACTTCGTTATAAGTGTAGCCCAGGGCCCGCTTCAATAAGGCGTTCTCGACTTCCCGGTCGACGACTTCCTTGCCTCGTTTTAAGGTATCTTGAATGTCTCGATATTTAGACTTCCAAGCTTGCAAAGTTGAGTACCCAATTCCTATGTTTTTTGCTATCTGCTCGTCGGTAAGCCCATCACGAGCCCAGCCTTCAATTTTCAGCAATCCTTCTTCAGTCAGCCAATCATGATATTTGCCACTCGCCAATGAGTTCACCTCCTTTTCTGCATAAAAAAAGGAGCACCGACACTATGTCAGCACCCCTTTAATTACAAGCGTTCCAATTTAACACAATTATACCTTGACAAGCGCGGTTCGTCAATTTTTTTCTTCTACTTAATAAGCCCGAATTTTGTCGCTAATTCTCCTATAAATTTGGTCTTCAAACCGCTGCAGATATGTGGCGTCGTTCCCAGGTCATTTGCGATGGTCTCAATGTCCTCGTCACCGAAGTAGTGGGCCTCGATAATGCCAACTGTGATGAAATCCGATTTGCGCAGGATGCTTTCAATGGCTTTTTTGTGATGCTTGATGGCGGTCAGCTCATCGTCATCCATGAGGATCATGGCCTTTTGTTCCGTTGGCTGGCTGATGAAACCAGCGCTCCCACCACCTGTATTTTGATCTATGTAAAATTCATCCGGATTCAGCAGGGATGCCTCTTTTTCCTTGATCATCTCCACGTATTTCGGATAAAGCCTCAGCGTGCCTTCTACGTAATTCTTCGTGCACTTTCTCATGCAATCACCCTTTCTGAATTAGTATTTATCCAAAAATGCCTGATACTCCATGATGCCTTTATCCACCAGGTGAAACTTGTCTATCTCTCGTGGCTCGGCCTCTCGCATCATACCGATCACGTATACGCTGTTCGCGAAGTGTCCGGTCACGATGTCCGATGGGAACATGCCAGAGAGCGATTCGTAAATGAATAATTCTGTATCCATGCTGTCACTCCTCTTCGTCGATGTCTCCCAGCAGTGTCTTTAAATCTTCTTTTGTCATAGCGGTAACGGTCATGGTGTGCTCCTCGTTCTGTGTGTAAAAGATGTCGCCTAAACGATCCAGGATAAGAAACAGGACGACAATCACAATCCCGATCAATACATTTGTTACGATTAACATGTTGGTTCCTCCTACCTAATCTCGTTAATAACAGCCGATTGTATATAGGTATCGGCCTTAGCGTCAGAATAATCATCAGTACCTGCAAACTGTTCGATATAACTTGCCATCGCTTCTTTTGCCTTGTCCTCTGAATCAAATGCTCCTACGATGTACGGCGATGACTTAGCATCCTCGCTATAATTGTCAATTACGATATAAATTTTCATCCCTCTACCTCCTATATCTGCACTAACCAATAGCAGCCAATCAAACTATTAAGCATAACCCGGTAAAAATCTCCGCTTTCAATACCCTGCCATACTCCGATTGCAGCTACTGCCACAAAAAGTATTTTCAACATTTTACAAAAGTTCCTCATTCTTCCTCATTCTTCCCACGGATCCCGATCGACTTTTTCGCTTTTCAGATACTTGTAGCCATTCACGATAAGCTCCTCTTCTGTCAGCGGATCTTCAAAAACTAATTGCTGCACCATCCCAACTTCGGTGCTGTAGTAGTAAATCCACTTCAATCTACCGGTTCCCATCTGCAGGAGTGAACTTCAT